ACGATATACTTCTTTCTTCATAGCAAACTTAATAAAATCTTCTGCTGTTCTAAAGGTTTCTCTTGGTAATGGATTTACTCCCTTTTGACTAAAGAATAAATGTAATCCTTGATTATAAACATTTCTTAAATAGACCTCATCTACTGTTAATAAATTTTTCTTTTTATCAAAGTGTACTGGTTTATATCTATTGTTAGGTGCTTGATCTGTTTTACCTACTTTAACTGTAGTACCAAATGAATCATCTCCTACTTTGTAATTAAATCCTGTAGCTTCAAAATCTGTTCTACCCTCAGTAGTATGATGTGCTTTTAAGTAGTTATTAATTATTTTTTTACTGCCACCCTTTTTAGTAATAGTTTCATTAACTATTCTTTTACCTAAGATACCTGTAAACAATCCTCCTAATGCAAATGCACCACCAACATAAGCGGCTGTTTCTGCACCTGTAGATGTAGGATCAATACTTCTTCTAATAGGTTCTGTTGCACCAACAAGACCTGCCGATACTAAACCACCTTTTACAAATCTTGAACCAAAACCTATTCCTTTTACAAAAGGTATTGGTATATAGTTTATTGGATCGCCAAGTCCTGCAACTAAAGCAGGAAGTAATCCTCTATCACTATCATTAAGTCTATATCTTTTTTGTAAGTTTTCATCTATTTTTGCTTTGATAAAATCATGATGTTCTTTGTTTCTAACATCTTTAAATTTACCAGCATACATTTCATATCCATTCATATTCTCAGGAGCAAATGGATCATATTCTAAATCTATAGGTTTATTATTAAAACCTGCATCATATTCATTATGATTTATTAATTGACCTAACCAAGATAAAGCAAACTCATCTTCTACATCTGACCAAAAACCATTATCATATTTAAGAGGAGTTACATGATTGTGTGGTAAAGATGTATAAATAGCATCAACATCTTTTATAATGTTTAATTCTGTTTCTTGTTCTTCAGTATTATATTTTATTCCTACCATTGTAGTACACCATTTTTAATATAACCTTTATCTTCTAACTCTTGTAAAGTCATAAGACTATCTTTTCTTTTTTCTTTAAGGTCATTAATCTTGGCGTTAGTTTCATCACTTGTCATTTCTGTTTCATATAATTCTTGAAACTTTTTAGATGGATCATAAATAATATTCATACCATTTTTATCTTGTAGTACATCTATAAGACCATCATTATTTACAAAGACTACTTCATATCTAGGTGGTACACTTGTATCTACTGATCTTAATTTTATTTGTTTACCAAAAGCCAAGTCTTTAATATTTTTATATCCCTCGTCATACTCTTCAGAACTTTTAACTAACTTCATTACATCATCATTCATCCATGATACACCTTTACCATTTGGTAATGAGTAATGTGTTTCAGGTGCATTAAATACAAAATTTTCTCTATCGGCTTTATATTCTAAACCTTGTGGTGCAAAATCATTAATACCATATTTAGAAAAACCATGATTAGTTTTTCCTGAAAGAACTGCGGCTAGAGATGTTTCTACTATTTTTTCTATTTGACTATCTTTAGATATTTCTATTGTACCATCTGTTATATATTCATATACTTTTGTTTTAACCTGATTGTATAATGATACAGGAAAATTTACATCTCCCATTTGTGTAGCCCCCATAGAACTACTATCAAGTAAATCTTCTGTCTTAGTAAGTATAACTTTATTTACATCTGAGATAGTTTTATTACCTTTTGATGCTTCCATAATATATGCAGATACACTTGTTTTATTTATACCATCAGGATATTTGTCATAAAACTTTTTTACATTATCCATAGCTAATGCAAAGTTACCAGTAAGTTGTACTTCATTATCAATCATATTTATTTTGTTAATAATTGATTTAGGAAATCCTGCTCTTTCTAATGCATTTACTTGTAGTGTAGATTCAATACCATTCATTTCAAATGACATTTTAAAATTAGTTAAATAAGGAATAACACCTGAAGTATATAAATCTTGTATGTCATTCATATTCATTGTTTCAAATGCATTTTCCATTTTTTCATATACTGGTAATGGTAAATGACCTTGTGATCTTATTGCTAGTTTTGTGTATCTAGGATCATTAATATCTGTAATAGGTTTATCAGGATTAGTAGCATTATATTTACCTGAAAGAAATTCAAAACCCTCTTCTGAACTTAACCATTCTCTCCATGTACTATCTGATTGTCCACCATTAACAGATGCTCTACCATATTCTGCAATCATATAATTATTTTCTGCTAATGAAATCATAGTAGTAGATTTTTTATTTAATTCATAAAATCCACTAAGGTCAGTTATCATTGCATTAATTCTAATTTTAGCGGCATCAATAGCACCTTGATTATTATTAGTTGCACTTCTCATTCCATCTTGCGTAACTATAACACCATTTGATAATGTAACTTTTTGTGATGCTCCTGATAATACAGAATCTAATAGTCTTAAATCTTCTATAGATTGTTTTACTTCACTTGGTTTTGCTATACTTAAATCTTTTACATTAACTGAAGATATTGCTTTATATATTTCTTTACCATCAGTAATATTTTTAATAACTTGTTTACCAGTAGCTATTGCTTTTTCATTTTTCTTACCTGCATAAATACCTATATGATCTTCTAAATCTTCTACTTTTTCTTGTAATATTTTAGAATCTGCATTATTAATAATAAGACTTTGTATTTCTCCTGTTTTTAATTTAACACCCTCATCATAACTAATATTATCTATCTGTTCTAAATGTCTGTTATGTTCATCCCATACTTGATACCAATGAGATTGTCTTTGTTCTTCTGCATATGTATTAACAACAGTTGCAAATTTAGGATCAAGTGAATTTATTATTGGTGCTATTCTTGATTCTACTATTTTATTAAAATCTTCATGATTACCTTTTGCTTCTATAGAATTTGCTCTTTCTTCTACAATTATATTTCTTATTGTTGCTTGTACTTCATTTTTATATTTAGTATAAATTTCTTTATCATATGCTTCTTGCATAGATTTAGTAACTGGCCCTTTTAATTTTGGTATAGGTGCATCAATATATTGTGTTTTTGTATTACCATCTGCATCAATGTATTCTATTTCTTTTTTAGAAAATTGTGCATTTTCTGCCGCTTCAGTTCCTAATTTTTTACCTGCTTTTTGTATAGATGCTAAAGCTGTATCTGCAAATTGACTTGTTAAATTATCAATAGCATTTGCTTGTTGTTGAAATACTCTTGCTCCAAAATCAAAACCAGCTCCTCTATTAACTCCTATTCTATCTGAATAAGTAACTTCTTCTGTTTCTTTTTTTAAAGCCATTATGCTATCTCTCCATAAAGTTTATTAGCTGATAACAATGATCTTCCTACTGTAGTAGCTACACCTTGTTTGTATTGTACTTTAGCCATACGACCAGTTAGGTCTGCTTGTTGTACACCATACATAGCCGCTAATCTTTTTTCTGTACCTTGTAACCTTAATCTTTGTACATCTTTTTTCATAATTTCTTTGTTTGCTTTTAGAAAAGCACGATAAGATGGAGAATCTGTGGTTATATTCATCTTACTAAACAATGCCCTGTTTTCATTTAGCTTAGATAAATATTTTTTCTTTCTAGTATTTTCTGCTTGTATAGTTTCTAGTTCAGCCGCATCTGCCTGCATTTTAAATTGTTTTCTTTGAAACTCAGCTTGTTGCTGTTGCATTTTCATAGATGCTTTTTGGGCTTGAATACTCATAAGAGTAGTACCTGCTGTAGCCGCTAGTGTTACATATGTAGCTGTTACTGGATCACACATTAATAATATACCTCAGTTGTTAATCCCAATATCCTCATAGGTACTGGAACAGATTGACTTATTTCTAAATTTGGTTCTAAACTATAACCTAACACATATACCTCTTTCTTACCTGTAAAACTTTCTATACCGCTAGATGTATTTAACGATACTGTTGTTAGAATTACATCATTAGAATTAATTTGTATATTATAAGTTGAAGATAACTCTACTACAGCTTTACCTATTTTTCTAGGATGACCAGTAAGTTGTCCACCCTGAATAGTCGCATCTATTGGTAAAGTATGTACTGTTGGGCTATATAATAATCCTATATCACAAGCACTAATAGGTGTATCAAAAGTTACATTTCCATTTGAATCTACTGTGCCATCTCCATAATAGAATATATTACCACCCTCTGTTGATCCTGCTGTTGCATGAACTGTTTTTCCTACAAGATTAGGTGCTGAGTTAAGACCTGAGAATACTTTGCTAGTAACAAATTGTAATGCAGTATTATCTGCTTGAGATACTGATGCACTTATAACGATAGTGTATTCTCCTGAATTACCAGTAGCAGTTGCAGACTGTATCGTATAGGTTGTACCTGATCCTCCAAATTGAAATGTTTCTCCTTGACTTGGAGCATTTGTAAATCCATCAGCTATAAAAGTTGTAGAAGAAGATATAGCACCTTTAACTAATGGTGTTCCATGTGGTTGATAACTTCCTGATATAGTTTTAGTTACTGTACAATCTGTAGGTACATCAAAGGATGTATTAGAAAATTGTTCTAAATTATAAACATCACTTCCATTTATATTTCTTTTTACTACTGCATAGATATTACCAGTTGTACAAGCAACAGATTCATATGTTCCATCTGTACTCCATAAAACCCATCCTGCTATCTTCTCTGCTCTTTGAGAAGTAAATACACCTATTGTTCCATCACTATTAACTAAGAAAAAAAACTGTTCTGTCCTTTCTCCTATAGATGTAATAGTTGCGGAATCAGTAGGTGTATCTATTAGGTGGGAGCTAAGCAAAGAAATACTATTAGCAGTAAATTCCTCTGCACCACTATTGTAGAAAAACTCTCTTACTGTTTTTCCATTATTTTGTATAAATATAGTTGCACCATCAAATCTTTTTGGCATAGCTTTTACTTGTATGCCTAAACTTGATTGTCTAATTATTTGTATATCAGTTGGTGTAATAGGTTTAGATACTTGTGGTTTAAGATAAAACTCTCCTGTACTTGTAAATATTTCTAATGTCTTAGATGATGTTAAGTGTCTAATTTCATTTACTTGATCTGACGCTATTTGTATTTGTACTGAGTCTGCATCTGCGGCTTCTCCTACATCAAAATTAAAAAAGTCTGCTACCTTACTAGCTTGTATTCCATCAGGTAAAGATGTTACTCCACCAAAAAATAATCTTTGTTCATGAAATGTAACTGTTCTTGGAAATCCATTTACTGCACTAAATACTTGTTCATCCCATACTGTAGTAGGTGGATGTCCTGCTATAGTAACTCTTACACCTCCACCATCTACTGATTCAGTTGCAGTATCAGAAGATGCGGCTGTAAATTCATAATGATTATCATCTATAACTGTAATAGTTCTTGTACCATTCATATTACTTGCCGCTAAACCATTACCATCAGGATCAAATATATCTTCTGCTCCTGCTATAACTATACTAGCACCTGTAGTAAATCCATGTTGTACATGAGTTACATTAACTACTCCTGATCCTTGTGAAGTTGCAAATGGATCTTCATCTAAAACTATTTCAACATCTTTTTCTAATGTAGCTGTAACTTGTGTAGAAGATGTATATCCAGTAATAGTAAGTTCTGATCCATGATACCTTAACTTCATACCTACATATGATGAAGTAAAATATGCTGAAGATGTAGTAACAGTAACACCTGTTCCTGCTGTAGCTGTACTAATATCTAATGTAATACTATCATCTGCAAATTTAAAATATGGTTGAAATGTGTCTGCTCCATTTTGACTTTGTTCAAAACCAAATGCAGTTCTTGTAAATGTAGTTGCTCCTACTCTAGTAATAACTTGTGGTACAAAGTTTTCATGTACTATAATCATGTTATCTCCTGATTGAGTATAGTTCATTTCAAATAACTCTGAAGTAACCCAAGGGCATGATGATAATGTTGCTACTAAAGTACCATTAGTAGAATAAATTTTTAATGATTGGTTTTGAAAAGCAAATATATATTCTTGTGATTCATTAAATATAAATGGTTCTATTCTTGAAACAGCACCTAAGTCTGCTCTATAAACACTACCGCTTCTTCTTTCAATACCACCTTGATTAACTGGTATTACATTTCTTGCTTTTTTTAATCCTTGACCATAAGCCGCTAGATCAACACGAGATAATATTTTTGGATCAAGTTCTCCTCTTAAGAAACTAGCTTGATGAACCCTTTGTCTTGCCATAGTTCATCCTATCTGATTCCGCTCAACGCTGTATGATTTCTAGTATTTCTAAATCTTTCTACTTCCATTCTTCTTGTAGTTTGTGCTTGTGCATCTAGTCCTTTTGCTATTGCAAGTTGGGCTATTGCTCTCTTGTGATACAATTCTGATAATTGATCGTTTCTTGCTATTGCTCCTGCAAATAAAGACGCCAGTTCGAAAACTAGCGTCTGTTTGAAGTATGGAGGAAAATCACTCTCACTAGGTTGGAAAGTGTAATCTGCAATAACAATATCACTAGATGTAGTGTCTGTAAATAAATTTTGTCCATATCTGTCATATTTAATAACATCATCTGCTACTGTAACTGTGTGGATAACTAATGCATCATTTGGTAAAGCATATGAAGATTCATATCTTGCATCAGGATTAGTTGTATTTTTACTTAGTTGAGATTGTTTACTTGCAAATCTCCATCTACATCTTGTAATTAAATTTTCTAATGTTGATTCGTAAAGCTGACCTGCTACTTTTGATTCTGTTGTATTCTGTGTAAAACTTGAGATTGTATTAGCACCTACTAATACCATTGCTTTGTTGCATATATCAAATTTACTGTCAGCCATATTTAATTCTTATACTAGATATGGGGGAATGTAAATATCCCCCCACATCATTTGTTTAAAGTACCAATTAACCAATGATAGTTGTTACAGTAGCCGCTCCAGTTGCGGAACTTACTACATGCATATCAATAGTCCTTGTTCCTCCAGTTGATGCTACTACAAAAATGATGTCATTTTGTTTTAACTCATTTGTAGCATCATTGAAGTAACCACTCGATCCAGTTTGACCTGAACTTGTACCTGTTGCGTCAGTAGTAGTATAGTAGAATATACTATTTGCACCACCTGCAACCTTTTTTAGATCACTTTTTACTAATGCCATAGTTATCTCCTATTCTGTTATTTGTACTTTGATCGCACCATTATTATCAATCA